AGACGTGACAGGTCTCTCCACATCATACATGTATTTCCACTGCTCACATAACGCTGGTATATCTTCAAACTTAAACTGACTAGATTGACTGCTAAATTTTAACCATGTAAGTAGCATGCTACTATGAGTATGGCGCAATGCCCAACCTACCTTCATCCAGTTGGTATATGACCCAGGACCATAAAATGCTTCCGGCAATATCATCGTATACTGATGAATCTCCTTTAAATTATAGTTTGAGGTACTCGTTACCATTATTTCATTATCCCCACCGTCTTCTTTCGTACTATTTTTTAAAAATAGATCCACCGCCTTATCCAACTCTTCCTGATTCGTTATTTCATTCGGATTCATACTTTCATTACTTGCTGTCGCAGTTTTTACCTTTAATTTTTTTTTAGGAATAATAACTCCCTCTTTTAACGGGAAATGTACGTGCTCTGTATATCTAGCACATAATGTCGGGAATAACTCCTTCCTATCTACCTCTTTCATATCTGTCTCACTTAACTCAAACTCACAATTATCTACATTATATTGACACGTGTAATTTTTATGTAATACATATACCTTATACTTCGGCTTGCGAGACCCCAATAACTGCCAATTCGTATAACCAACACTAATTCCTTCATCTAAAATACTATCCCAATTATTTAATAACGGCAAATCCTCCCATATATCACCAACCGACTCAATAATACGCTTGCGCAATACCTCTTGCACATTATGATCCAACTTGATTCCAAAAATTATATGAATACCATCTTTTGTTATATTATTATTGGTATCTTTGTTTACCGTCGGTTTTTGAAAAACATAAATCGGAAAAGCTACCGGCTCGAAAATCAATAACTCTTTTAACTCATCCAAATAAATCTGTAGCAAATCAATAATATGATTATCTGTATGCTGCCTTGTTTGAACCGATTCATCATATCGCAAATCTATATCAATTAGCAATGGACCCCCCTTTGATAATTGTTTTTCAGTCAAATATTCTTTTTTTTTGTTAATAAAAACATGGTTATAGTATAATTCATTAAACTCCTCAATCTCTCCACTGGATATGCTGTAAGAACCTCCGTATATTTTTTGGTCTACATCTCCTATACGAGTATGGGTTAGTTCATTCGTTCCTTTGACATATTTATGACTTTGTAAAAATATGTCAAAGGGGCTTTTAGTGTAACTAGCCATTAATTTATAATTATAAAAATAATTTTAACTCAATTTTTTCAATAATGTGAAAATATCAACTTAAACAGTGTTAAAATAAATATAGTAAATGAACGAAGATGCTATTACTAGATATACTATACAGCGATTAGTAAAAGACATTGCTGATATTACAAAAGATCCGTTGCAAGACCATGGGATATATTATAGGCATGATGATACAAATATGTTGATAGGGTATGCTTTAATTATAGGACCTGAAGATACTCCGTACCAATATGGATTTTATCATTTTAAGATAGCCTTTCCAGTGAATTATCCAGACGTACCACCGACAGTCACCTTTCTTACGAATAAAAATAGAATAAGGTTCAATCCAAATCTGTATAGAAATGGCAAGTGTTGTTTATCTATATTGAATACATGGCATGGAGATCAATGGTCAGCATGTCAATCTCTCCGATCCATATTATTAACCCTAGTAACCATTTTTAATAAAACCCCTTTTTTGAATGAGCCGGCAATAACCGACCAGCATAAAGATTATGATAGTTATCATAAAATAATAGAATACAGTAATATACATATTGCTTTTTTGGGTACCATGAACAAAAATATAGATGCGATTGATTATACCCTATTTGAGAGTGAAATTAATAAAGAATACAAAAAAAACCTTAAAAGGCTCCAATCATATGTTAAAAAAGAGGCATGGAATACATTAGACTCTGTGGAGTATACAAATGGTTTATATAGTATAAAATGTTGGTGTAATTATAAAAAATTATATGATGAAGTCATAAAATTGAATTAAATATTATATATAATATTAATATACTATGAAGTTTTGCGGTAAATGCGATAACATGTATTATATCCGCCTAAATGACGAGGACATGTCATTAACTAATTATTGCAGACAATGTGGGAATGAAGAACACAACGCGAGTAGTAATATTATTTATTCCGAGGCGACCACCTCCTATAATTCAGATATTGTAAATGAATTTACCAAACATGACCCTACCTTGCCCCGTATATCCAATATACCGTGTCAAAACGCCGAATGTATCTCTCATAAAGAGGGTGAAAAGAACGAAATTATATACATTAAATATGATGAAGTAAACCTTCACTTTCTCTATTTATGTACGAGATGTGACACTACTTGGAAAATATAATTTAAAATTGAAATATAAATATATTATGTAATACATATATAAATGTCTAGTTCAGAGGAAGAAGCCGTAGTCGATTCTGATAGCGATCTGTCGGACGAAGACAACCCAATCCTATCAGACGAGTCATCAGATGATGAGGAAGAAGACCCCGAAAGGAGTAGTTCTCAAACGCAAAACAATGTAGAGATGCAAAATTTAAATTATGAGGTAGACGAACTAGCCAATCCAGAGATATTTAGTGTTAATTTACACGAAGCACAAAATAAACTAAAACACTTTCACCCAGAAAGTGCTGTAGCTAATTATGCCGAAATACAACTCTTGACTAGAATACAGAGACAAAACGGTATAATTGTTGATCCAAATCACAAAACATTGCCTATTTTAAGCAAATATGAACGTACCAAAGTTCTAGGACAACGAGCGAAGCAAATCGAAGACGGAGACACCCCGTATATCACTATCAATAATATCATGGACCCGTATATTATTGCCTCCATGGAATTAGAAGAACGCAAAATACCATTTATTATCAGACGACCCCTCCCGAATGGTACCTCTGAATATTGGAAATTAAACGATCTGCAGGTATTATAATTTATAATTTATAAAAATTATGTAATAGATTCTCTCCCGACTTATTTTTTACTGGTTTTCCAGCTAAATGAGCACTCTTATATATTTCTCGTAACAAATCTTGTGGGGTATTATTACCAGCCTTGTATAAATGGTGTTTCTTCAAATACTCTTTTACTTCAAAAATAGGCGCGTCATTTAAAATATTAATTTCGTCTTTTATTCTTTTACGAGTGGTGTTATTTTTAATCAAAACGCCAATCTTATTATTACGTTTTCCTAAAAGAAACGTTTTTCTATTGGCCGGTTTGATAGGAGCGATAGGAGCGATAGGCGAAGGCTTGATATGGTTGTTAGGAGCGATAGGCGCGATAGGCGCGGGTTTGTTAGGCAGTATAGGTATAATAGGCGCAGACAGGATATCAACTGGTTTTGGGATAGTAATGCTAGATGGCTCGGTGGAGGAGGGTATGGTCGGAGGGTTTTTCTGGGTTAATCGCTTCCATTCCCTCATGGTTGGCTTAGTACTACCTTTTAATATTCCATATTCTGGAGCTGCCTTTATACTATAATGTGACGCCGAATTGGTGGGCTCTGACTTTGCGGGGGTGGAAACTTTCATATCTGCAGGCAAAGCCGAATGCACATTCTCTGTTTTATTTCGCGAACGCGTCTTTTTTCTTTCTTTATTAAGTTTTTGAAAATAAGAGAGATGTGTATCAAATTTGCTTAGATTATTTGGGGGGGTAGTATGGTTTTTTTGAGTGCGCATGTGTTGACGTAGGCGGTTCATTAATTTAGTTTTATTCATTTTATTAGATGAATGGGTGGAATGTTTCCTAGAAGGTTTGCTAGAAGGTTTCCCTGCTTTCACATTAAATAATTGTGGAGAGATATTAATTGTTTTGGATGAACTCATTTATACTACACAAGAATAAATGATTTCCTATTAAAACTCATTTTCTAGCATGATACGCGATAATGTGCTGCTCCTTTTTTCGGGGGTGCAACCGCCCCCCCAGAACGTGATCGCCGTCTAGCCCTATTACTATCATTACGATTCGCACCAGAAAAAGATATATATGGACCATTCGTATGTTTGCTAGATTTACCTATAGCTATATTTCGTTTTGTTTCAATATAAGAAGAGGACGATTGTCTATTCGCCCCTTCTGTTGCACCCGCTACATGCCCCACCTTTCTTTGTGGCACGAGTTTATTATTTCTACGATGATAATCGTATCCAGCATTTTGTATATATACCTGGCGCCCTCTCGAAAAAGTACTCCCCCCATCGGACGGATAATACTTTGCTGGCATCTCATTTTTAGGTAAAATCGCATTATTTCCTACAGAACGATTTATAGAATAATTCCTACCACCATTCGATATCAAAGGATACCCTGTGGGCACATCCTGTGTTTTACATTTATGAAGCACTGTTTCACAATAAGCCATATATATATACCTACATAATAAATTCCCTACTTTTCTTTTTCTAACATCTCACAAATGGCTTGATACTGCTGTTTTTTCCCACCACCATTACACCCAACCGACTTTTGATGCGCCTCATGATACGGAGTATTTCCCCAGCGATCTTTAGGATAAGCTACTACTCCTACCTCTAATAAATAAGTAACCACTAGTATATGTCCTTCCGCCGCTGCTAAATGCAATGCCGTACGCTTATCATAATCTCCCGCATCTAAACTTATTCTCTCCCCTAACTCTTTGATTTCTTCTAGATTTCCCTCCGCCGCTGCCGTAATTAACCGCTGAACCAATACTGACTCCGTTTCTTCTATCGGTTCTACACTTTCAGACGGCACCTCCATAATACCCTGGAAAATATGATACTTACTAAGGGTTTTCTCCACCAGTTTCTTACAACACTCTATACCTCTTACCGAATTACCCATCTCGTCTAATCTTGGCGACCAAATACATAATCCACCCACATTCGGAATCACCAACAACATACATCCACTCACTCCCGATTTTGCTGGCAACCCTATCTTAAATGCAAACTGTCCACTAAAATCATACATTCCACACATATACATTAACGATAAACAATCCCTTACTACCTCCTTCTTAATTACCACCTTATTCGTAATAGGACATACCCCACCATTACTTAATGTACCTGCAATAGCCGCAGCCGTTTCACAATTCAACGTAACCGAACAACACTGAAAATATAAATTTAATGCATCCTGTATATCATTTGGTGAAGGATTATTATCAAAGGCGCCATTCTCCCTCATATAATACGCCAATGAAGTATTCCTATCCGCATGGTGCTTCTCACTCAAAAAAACCGTATTATCAAACCCTATGCTACCTACCCCTCCACATAAAGTCTCATAAAAGTCCTTTACCTTTTCAAATCTACCAGATGGTTCCATTGTCGGCTCTATCAACGAACTAATCATAATTGCCCCCGCATTAATCATCGGATTATGCGGTAATCCATCCCTATTTAGCACAAAACTATTAAATTCTCTCCCACTAGGCTCATATCCAACATGTTCATGCACATTATTGTTTAACATTCTAGCTAAACAATAATTTAATGGCTTACTACACGACTGTAAACAAAACGATGGCGTATGATCTCCTACATTAATTTGCTCCCCGGCTACCGAACAAAAACTTATTCCATACAACTCCGGATTCACCTTCGCCAATTGCGGGATATAATCTGCTACTTTACCTCCTACGGATTCCTTCGTTTCATTATAGATTTCATTTATAATTTGTTGCCACATCAAGTAGTAATAGGGTTAATTATTTATATTATTTTAATAATAAACTATGTTACATTTAATTTATCTTTTCAATATAAATGCAACTAAAAAAAATCATAGCAAGTCTGCCAGGAATATGTTATACCAGTTCTGATATAATCACTTTAGTAAAATTATATCAGTCTAAAAATGTGTCTAGTTTTCAACCATTCACTAGTATCGTATTTATTTTAACCAATTTTGCCGGTTTTATTTTTGCGAACCAACCTAATAATATCTATACCTATTTAGGATTTATGGCTCCAGCTGTAATAGACTCCATCATTATCAGTTTATACTATTATAAAGTGTCTCAATGGTCTAATATTATTATATTCCTAATAAGCATCCTTTTATGGACCACTGTCTTTTTTTGGTATGTTTTCACCTTTCCTAAAACCGTATCTAAATATAGCAATTCGGCTGGTATAATTTCGGGTATTATAAATCCTTTAGGAGTATATTTACAACTTATAAAACTATATAACACTAACGCATGTCATGGAGTATCTATTACTTCATGGTCGTTACAGTTTATAGGTAATATTGGATTATACTTTCTGACTGGTAAGTTATCCAATATATTTAATATAATACAATCCTTTTTGACGGCGTTCTTAAATCTATTAATTATCCTAAAATGCGCGACTTGGTAGACAACCCGCGTTGGCGGCCTCTCCCGATAGGAACCCCACTACCACCATAGGAATAATCGGTCGTGTTATTTTTGTGCTTATGACACGGTACGTCTCCCGCATAGCCTTCATTCATACTTTTTTCCTTCCTATATCTCGTAAAATCGGACGAATCATATACGTATTTGACATTGGTGGATGCTATCGGGGGCTTACTGCTATCACACGGCCCACCTACAACCCCATCTTTAGTGCTCATTACCATCATTCCCGGACGACTAGTTATTTGATTTGACCCACCGCACGCTGAATTAACTCGTGACAAATAGTCTCCCGCATTCATTACTGCTCTAAATCCTCCAATCGCTCTGCCCGTCTTCTCCTTACAGGAATAATTAGTATTCCATACGGATCGGAGAATATTTCTCTCCATTGCTCTGTCGTTGCCACCTTCTACTGGACCGAACTTCGGCACAGATGCCCCAATTAGATTCGGATACGTTCCATATTGCATTATATATATATTGAAATATAAAAAATTATAGAGTTATAAAACATTAATGTTAGCACCTATATTTAGCAATTTATCTAGTAACAAACCTTGGTGCAATATTCATTGATATTAATTCTTGAGACAACAACTTACACGCATACGGTATATCCACCGTAGCAAAGTCCACCCTATTATTACACGTCTTGCAAATATTAATATTCTTCTCCGCATTAAACGGCACGATCATACCACACGATTTACATACCGTAACAGTAAATTTATCGGAACAATGCAATAACCTATCGATTGTAAACCTAGCTGCTCCGTGTGAAATCATACAATCCCTTTCCATCTCTCCAAACCTCAAACCCCCTACGTTCCTGCGACCCTCTAACGGCTGCCTCGTTAGATTGGCGCACGGACCAATCGACCTGCTATGCGCCTTATCTATTACCATATGCTTCAATCTTTGGTAAAAGCATGGCCCGATAAATATAGAGGAACTTAGTTGCTCACCCGTCTCTCCATTATACATTACCTCATTTCCATGCGCCTCATACCCTACATCTAATAATTTACTACAAATAGATTTTACCGATAGATCCGTGAAACTAGTACCATCCCCAAACATTCCTAATTCTAATAATACTTTTCCTAAAAGAGTTTCTTTTAATTGAGCTATCGTCATTCGGGAAGGAATCGCGTGCGGATTTATAATAATATCTGGTTTTAAACCATTTCCACAAAACGGCATATTGGCTTCCTCTATAATATTACCTACCGTCCCTTTCTGTCCATGACGACTACTAAATTTATCTCCAATTACTGGTTTTCTCGTCGCACGAAGACGAGTCTTACAAAAGGTATACCCATCACCGTTTCTATCTATCATATTCTTATCCACATATACTTCCTCATCTGTCTTGAATATTTTACTTTCATCCTGATACTTGATAGAGGTGGTAATATCATTTCTCGCCTCTTTTATAGGCAACATCTTCGCTATAAATATATCTCTATTACGCAAAATAGTATTTTCATCTACCACCCCATCGGCATTAATTTTATCGTAATTTCCTAATTTCATACCCTTGGTATTCTTCTTATTTGGCTTGGAACGGACCTCTTGTGTACCATTTAACTTTTTATCTTCATCTTTTTCTGTATGATAGATCGTTGCCTGAAATAATCCCCTATCTATAGATCCCTTATTCAATAATACAGAATCCTCCTGATTATATCCAGTATGTGTCATAATTGCTACTATTACCTGACAACCTGAAGGTACCACATTTAAACCTAACATATTCATTATCCTAGTGTCCACCAGAGGCTTGCCCGAATAATTCAACACATATGCCGTTTTATCCATTCTCTTGTCAAAATTCGTCACATACATTCCCATCGCCTGCTTTCCCATAGCACACTGATACGTATTTCTTGGTGCCTGATTATGCTCAGGAAACGGAATGCACGATGCTAATACACCAAATAATGTACTTGGATGTATCTCACAATGAGTATATCTCATATCTGGATTGGAGTCAGTCCATTTCATCGCAATTACACTACTATTTTGCTCCATCGGATCAATATATTCAATGATGGAATCCTTCAATTTAGTCTTTAGCAACAAATCGGACCAACCCAACCCCTCCTCCTCTATCTTTCTCAATATCTTAGGCGTAAATAACAACTTATTATCTTTACCCATCCTTAACACCGGCCTAGTTAACCTACCCGCCGAATTACATATATTAATCTCTTTATTTGCATAATCAAACACTATCGACGTGTAAATATTCAATATGCCCCCAAACTTATACTCTTTGAGCATTGCATATAGCTTCAACGGCTCTTTCGCAATGCCAACCCACGTTCCATTTACAATTACTTTCACTTTATTAAAGGTATCGCATGGTTTGAGTGTTTCACACGATAATATATGGTCCTTGACGTAGGTATAAATACATTCACTTTCTGACGGGTTAGTAATGTGGGTTAAATAGCACAAATTTTTAACTACTCCAACGGAATGTCCTTCGGGAGTCTCTGCACAACAGAGGTAGAAACAACTTGTATTATGTAATTTACGCGGGGCAATTAATTTACCACTTTTGTCGATCGGGGTATTGACCCGTCTCAAATGACTTAATGCCGAAATATATGTCATTCTACTTAATACTTGCGCAACACCTACCTTTGTGCTATTATAATGTTTAATACCGAAATCTCCCGTTGATAATGCTCTCTTGAACCCATTCTCAATAGTTAATGATTTGATGATTTTATAAATATTAGTGTCATTCATAATATTGTAATAGTCTAAGGTAGTTCTCCAAGACCCTATATTAATTTCTTTGCTAACTTGTTTAGATAGGTCTTTTGTAAATTTATTATAATAATTTCTAAATAAATTATTCAACAGACTTCCACAGGTATCTAATCTCTTATTTTTATAAGCGTCTCTGTCTGTTTCAGGTAATATACCTAAAGAGACTTTAAGTAGGGTATTTGTCATGTATCCTAAGAAATAGATTTTATTTGCGTGTGTCTTACAATGCGGTAAGAAATCCCTCTCTAACATCTCTAGCAAAAAGGCTCGTTTTTTTATATATCCTTCTTCTGGGGTCATATTGAATACTATATAAGTGACATGTTTAATCATATAGTTTATAGCATCCTCTTTAGTCCCCGTTGTTTGAGCATCTAACATGGAAGCCTTTAGTGAATTTAATAATACCGGATTACACTTCTCTAAATCTAATACAATATACGACGCAATCTCCTTGTCAGATATAATACCTAACGCCTTAAATAAGATAAATAAGGGAATCACTATCTTTAATTTAGGTAGCTGGACATATAACCCAAATCCAAATCCATTATTCTTTCTACATTTCATTATAGACACCTGTTTAGGCGATATAATTTTATCATCAGGGACCGACTTAATGTCTGACATGTGACTCCATTTCGTGTTTTTTGGAGTGGTAAAACAGAATATTTTATTTTCCGCAGTACGTTCTTGTGTAATGACGGTTTTTTCAGACCCATTTATTATAAAATATCCACCTGGATCATACTTACACTCCTCTGTAATATGCTCATTCATATTCTTATAATGACTCAAAATACATATACTGGAACGCAACATAATTGGCATCTTTCCAATATTAATCTTTTTAAATATCCGCGGAATTATTTTTACCGTATCACCCGTGGTTATGATATATTGAACCTTTAAATCTACCGTCATTAGCGATGAATACGTAAAATTTCTCACTCTCGCTTGATTTGGAAACATCATCTTTGTCGCTCCGTTATTTTCAAATATCTGTGCACGGTAAATAACCAAATTTTCTACATTGATATGAATATCTAAATGAAAATTCTTATTCGGATCTTCAAAATCATTCTGCGAACGAATGATAATCGGATTAAACATCTGTATCGTTTTTTCTAACTGTGTATCAATAAAATCATTATATGATTCTAATTGATGCCTTACTAACTGCGATAAATGACAATTGTCAAAATATAATTTTATTAGTTTCCAGGGTTCTTCTATATTTGAAAAGGGTTCATCGGTTTTAGGCATGGTTTAGTTGTATTTATATATTTAATTTGGTTTCAATTATTAATTTTAATATATTAAAAATTGATTTTAATATAATAACTCATGTATTATACAACATGATTATTCCCGTCAAATGTGTAACTTGTGGCAAAGTATTAGGTAATAAGTATCGGCATTTTCAGCTTCTTGCCACTAAAAAAAATTTAGACAAAAGTAAAACATCCACCGAAGACATTATATATCTTACCAAAAACACCAATGCCAAACAAGACAAAACATCCGAAGGTATTGCATTAGATGAGCTGGGTCTTACTGATATGTGTTGTAGGCGACATATGCTAACTCATGTTGATATAGAATAATTTCTTACTATATATTATATGAAGAGAACCCGCAACCGACGAACCTTATCTAAACGTAAATCTTATAAACGACGGCATACTATTCGCAGACGCACACGCCAACGCACACGCCAACGACGACGCCGATCTAAACATACTATGCGAGGAGGAAACAATGGTCTATCTCAAATACTTCTTAACAGCTACCGATTTACTAAAAATAGCGCATTAAATATGTTTAATAAACTGGAGGGAAATTCTTTAGTTCCCTCACCCAGTCCAACAAATAACTCTCCCTGATATTTTTTTCTTTATATGGTATATAATGAATCTTCAGAAAACCGTCAAGAAATTATGTACTCCCGCCTACGTCTATATGATAGTATCCGTTTTAACATTGCTTCTTTTAGGATTACAGAATATGGGTAATTCTACCTCCTACTGTGTTGGACAATATCGGTGCAACGTATCCAATACCGGAGCTGTATTTTTAGGAAAAGTAATCTATGTACTATTTTGGGTTTGGGCTTTAGATACAATTTGTAAATTAGGACATAAAAATGTGGCATGGTTTTTATTCCTATTACCCTATGCCTTTATGATTTTAGGAATTGCGTCACTATTCTCTCCTCGCCCTTTAATGTGATTTTATATTAAATAATATTTATTATAATATAAAATGGAAGAAATAGATTCAAAAGTATGGAATATAATTGATTCCTATTTTAGAGATAATCCGAGAGCATTAGTAGATCACCAGCTCGATTCCTATAATCAGTTTTTTGATGAGGATTTAAAAAAAATCATCAAACAAAACAACCCTATCAAAATCTATAAAGACTATAATGAAACTACTAAATTATTTCAGATGAAGTGTGACATGTATATAGGAGGCGTCAACGGTGACAAAATATATTATGGCAAACCAATTATATATGACGAGAATAATATTCACTACATGTATCCTAATGAAGCTAGACTTCGTAACATGACGTATGGATTTACCGTACACTATGATTTAGACGTGCAATATACTATTAACGAACTAGCAGAACCACTACTTACCTATAAACAATTATATTTAGGTAAATTTCCGATTATGCTTCAATCTAAATACTGTATCTTACGAGATCTACCGAAAGCGGTACGATTTCAAGCGGGGGAATGTAAAAATGACCTAGGCGGATATTTTATTATTGACGGCAAAGAAAAAGTTATCATTAGCCAAGAAAAATTTGCCGATAACATTATCTATACTCGGACTGCCTCTGATACTACCTTAATTGATAGCTATTATAGCCATTCCGTTGAAATTAAAAGTAGGTCAGAGGATGTGTCGAAGCCTGTGCGAACCACCTATGTCCGCATTACGGCCCCTACACCTGGATATTCTAACAAACAAATCGTCGTTAATATACCCAACGTTAGAAAACCTATACCCCTATTCATTGTCATGAGAGCTTTAGGAATTTTATCAGATAAAGACATTATTACTACATGTTTATTAGACCTGGATAAATACAAAGCCTATATCGACCTTTTTATACCATCTATTCATGATACGCATAATGTTTATACCCAATCTAGTTCTTTAGCGTTTATTAAAGAGTTTATTAAAGAAAAAACAATCTCCAAAGTTCACGAGATATTAATGAACTATTTTTTACCTCATGTTGGAGAGATGGATTATAAACATAAAGCATACTTTTTAGGATATATGGTATTTAAACTGCTAAATATCGTCACGGAAGTAGAGAAACCTATTAACCGAGATAATTTTATGCATAAACGCATCGAACTACCCGGAACATTACTACACGGCCTATTTAAAGAATATTATCTCCTTACCCAAAAAACCATTTATAGAAAAATCGACTCTAACTATCACTTTCATTCCTACACTAAAGAAGCCGTTAGCACCACAAATGATAACGACACCTCAATCGCACCCGAAACCCAAAATTATAAATTTACTGACCTTGTTTCTAACAATATTTCTGTTTTTAAAAACTGGAACCCGGATGATGTCAATGTTGATATTGGATTTAAAAAAGCATTTAAAGGGGATTGGGGTGCGGCCGTTCATAATAAAAAGGTGGGAATAGTGCAAGGGTTAGATAGATTGTCGTTTAATTCGTCCATATCACAGAGAAGAAAGCTTAATTTGCCTCTAGACGATAGTGCTAAAGTGGTTGGACCTCGTTTATTGCATGGGTCTCAAATGTATTATATTGACCCAGTAGATACCCCTGATGGTGGTAATATTGGAACGCATAAATATTTAGCCATATTAACTAAAATAACGAATCATATTCCTAGTTTAGAAATAATCCAGTGGTTGCGCACCAATAAATTAATCGTAACCATCCAAGAATGCCTTCCCCCCTATCTGACCAAACATATTAAAATTTTTGTCAATGGGAATTGGATCGGCATGACTACCGACCCTATGAAATTAATACAACTCTTTAAATATCATAGACGGCTAGGGATTTTACCGATATTTATAAGCATTAGTTGGTTTATTAGAGAGAAAAAAATCGATATATATACTGATTCGGGTCGCTTAACACGCCCTATATTTTATGTTACGGAAAATACATCCAGCCCGGACGCTACGGAAAATACACGAATATCTAGTTCCGAAAACCTCACCGAAACTTCCCCTTCTTGGAACACTCTTATTACCGGTGGCAATAAATTAGATCTATACACCTTTAAGTCTACGCAATCCTCCGACACGTTAGCCGTGTTGGATTATATGGACATTTCTGAAGAGGCTACTGCGTATATATCAATGGATGGAACTGGCATAGCAAGTTCGTTACATACTCACGTAGAGGTGCATCCATCCCTAATGTTGGGTGTGATGGGAAATCAAATTATCCTCCCTGCAAATAATCAATTACCGAGAGATTTATTTTCGTGTAGTCAAAGTAAGCAAGGGGTCTCTCTCTATCATACCAACTATCAGGTTCGCATTGACCAAACCGCTCTAGTGCTGAACTATGGACAAATTCCTCTCATTAAATCTAGGTATTTAAAATATATTAGTAATGAGGAACATCCCTACGGAGAGAATGTCATCGTAGCTATCGGGGTGTATGGGAGTTATAATGTAGAGGACTCTATTCTATTCAATAAAGGGTCAGTGGATAGAGGAATGTTTAGAACTACCTATTTTAATTCATATGAAACAAGGGAGGAAAGTTCGCAAGTTCTTGGCTCTGAAATTGATTCTACCTTTACTAATATTGAATCACACGACAATGTATCTCGGACCAAAGTCGGATATGATTATAGCTACTTGGATGATAACGGCATTATTAAAGAAAATACCTACCTACACGACAAAATAGTTCTTATTGGCAAAACTATCGAAGATGGAGAGAATAATCTATTAATAGATGACTCTATTGCTACTAAAAAAGGTCAGTTAGGATATGTGGATAAAACATATGTTAGTGCTGAAGAAAAGGGTTTTCGCCTCGCAAAAGTTAAAATTAGAGAGGAGCGTATTCCTGCTATTGGCGATAAGTTTTGCAGTAGGTGCGGACAAAAAGGCACTATAGGATTAATTATTCCTGAACAGGATATGCCATTTACTGCGGAAGGCCTAAAACCTGATATTATTGTTAATCCTCATGCATTTCCCTCACGAATGACTATTGGGCAATTGGTTGAAACCATTATGGGTAAGGTGTCGTTGAATGTTGGGGCGTTTGGCGATGCTACCGCGTTTGTTAATAAAGGATCGAAGCACGAAGTACTCGGACAAAAACTGACGGATGCTGGTCTACACAGTAGCGGCAATCATATATTATATAATGGAGAGACGGGTGATATGATGAACATGTCGTTTTATGTTGGACCGACCTATTATATGAGACTAAAACACATGGTCAAAGACAAAATTAATTACAGAGATAAAGGACCGCGGACTAATCTTACAAGACAAACCGTACAAGGTAGGTCTAATGAAGGTGGGCTACGTATCGGTGAAATGGAAAAAGACGCCATTGTATCACACGGATTAACCTATTTTCTTAATGAATCCATGCTCGTTAGAGGAGACCTATACTATATCGCTGTATGCAATAAAACCGGCATGTTAGCCATATATAATGAACATAAAAATATATTCTTAAGCCCTCTCGCCGATGGACCGATAAAATTTGTACATCAAGTGCTTCCTTATGACCCAGGACAACTCCTTAATATTAGTAAATTTAGCCGCGAATTTAGTATCTTAAAAGTCCCCTACACCTTTAAACTGTTATTACAAGAACTATTAACAATGAATGTTGCTGTGCGTCTTATAACCGAGGATAATATAGAAAAGATAAGTTCCATGACATTTACCCACGAAATAACCGACGACTTTAAAATTAAACAAATACAACAGGAGGAAAAACCAGATGAAGACCAGGAGGAAAAACCAGATGAAGACCAGGAGGAAAAACCAGATGAAGACCAGGAGGAAAAACCAGATGAAGACCAGGAGGAAAAACCAGATGAAGCTGCTAGTTTGGACATGAAGGGATTAAACAGTGCAACATCAGCAATGACCGATGTGACCGATACTATAACCACACAAGTTAAAGATAATACCGTCTCTCTAGCAAAAAATATCCAGGACTCGGTTGGAGCTACCATTGATAAGGTGGGAGCGTCCATTACCGATGTTACAGATCAAATCGGCGAAACATCCTCCTCATTAGCCAATAAAGCATTGGATATTATCCCAACTCCAACGGAAGCCCTATCAGGATTAAAAAAAATAAGTGAAACAGTCGGGGATAAATCATCCCAAATAATGGGTAATGTAGTGGATGTTACTAGTTCGGCGGTGAATACCATAAAGGATAAATCCTCTGAAATAATGGGGGACGTAGTAGATGATACTAGTTCGGTGGTGAATACCATAAAGGATAAATCATCCGAAATAATGGGAGTCGTAGCGGATGATGCTAGTTCGGTAGTGAATACCATAAAGGATAAATCCTCTGAAATAATGGGGGACATGGTAGATGTTACTAGTTCGGCCGCGAAAACAATGAGTGATCCTCTTTTACCTACTGAATCTAAACTAGGAATACTAACTGATGCTACAGAGACCGCAACAGAGTCTACCCCCGCATCCAATACGAAAATTATAATATAATAAAATTGAATTAAATATTATTATAGTATACTTAATAAATATGGCTATCAATAGTGAAATTACCCAGCAGATTTATAAGGCTCGCATCCATTTACTAACGCAGATTAAACAACGTGGATTCAATACGGATGCTTATGAAAAGTTTAGTATTAATGAAGTTAGTATAATGGACAAAAATAGTCAGTTAGACATGATCTTAAAATCTTCTAGCCAAACTACCTATTGCAAATACTTACTACATAAAAGTCTACGATCACCACTTATTGAAGAAATTATTGAAGAACTATTTAGCATTAGAAGTATATTAAAGGATGGTGATATGATTATAATCATCACTCAAAATAGGGAAAATGATACTATTAAATTATACTTGAGAAAATTATTCACCGATCGTAATATTTTAGTAGTTCATAGAACCTTGGAACAATTACAATTTAATATATTAGAACATCACCTAGTTCCTAGCCATACCATATTAAACGAATCACAACTAAAGGATATGCAAACCCAATATAATATCACAAACACTGATGCTTTACCCGAAATCTCTCGGTTTGACCCCGTAGTTAAAGCCATTATGATGAAACCCGGCGAGGTTGTTCATATAGATAGAGCTAGCAAAACGGCAATTTCGTCAGACTATTACAGAGTATGTATTAACAAATAAATTATATTATTTATATATTATGAATGAGTTACTAGAAGAAAAAAGGGAATTAGATACCGGATTTATTTTAATTATGGAACACTTTAGGAGGCTATTTGTGGATAATAAGTTATCCATGGACAATTTCAATAAGAAAGATGAAGTATTTTATAAATTACAAGGACAATTAAGCAATAATACGAGTTCCTATTTCGAATACACTAATAAAATAGAACTTTTACAGCAAACACTCCTTCAAAAATATACGCTATTAAATAATCAATTAACGACCTTAAAAAAACAGAATTCCAAATTACACGCTAAACTTGCTGAATTAAAGTCTTTTAACAACGCATCGGCACAAATGAAAACGGACGCCATGTTTAACTATAGTAAAAATAATATTAATATATTTAACTATTTGATTGGAAGCCTTTTTTGTTTTTATATCATTCATAATTTATAATGTCTTAATTTATAATGTCTTAATTTATAATGTCTTAATTTATATATATGGAGTTATTATTTAAACATTTAGGGATTAGTACTCCGCCCGATTTGAAACAAGGGCAATTATTTAATAAAGGAATACATGAGGCGTTATTAGATTCCAAATATAACGGTTTGCAAGAAGGCTCACCCGCTTCGTTAATGTCCTCTATAGAAACAATGGCTAATAATGATACTGTTGCTCTTACTAAGCTAGACATTGAATTTAAACAATTACTATCGGAATACACCGGTCTGTTAAATACGGTTAATAGAGAGATAATGCAGGAACAACAAAAATATGGTCCCATGAATAATTTTTTAGGAAAACGACTTAAAACGAATAACCAAGACAGTTATATTAATGAATATGGTTATGCAAGAAATATCCCATTATCGGATATGATAGACTCATCATGTCCGAAATCTAGCGAATTATTTAAAAATAGCTGTCAAGGTCTCTCTGACGCATATGGAGTTAGCTACTCTGTAAAGGCTGCACCTCCCCCCCCTGTGGTAAGGAAACCTGATAGATCTACTCCTTGCGCTGCCGATTATGGTAAAAAAATAGGCGACTTGTTGTCGGGGAATAATGGTACAGTTACTGCTATTAGCCAGACATGTTCAGACCCGGAGTATCCTATATGTAATGGGTTTAAGCAAGGGGTTTCGATGGGCAAGTGTTTAAAAAATATACAGTTGGGGGCAGCCGGAAGTAGTGTATGTCCGGGTGGAATGATGACCATGTCTGAGAGTGAGTGTGACGCATCCGCCAAATTGGTCCTACCGGCTGGAAAAACGATGGGACGCACGATTCAAGTAGGTAGCTGGCCACAAGTACCTCCCGGATGTAGTTTGCAAAGTAATGGTGACTGGACTCCCCACTATAATAAAGGATCCGGAAAAAATGATGGAGAGTATTCTTTAGTATGCGAGGATACACCAGCCACCGCTGATAAATTACATCTCCTCCAGAAAAATAGAGGCAATAAACACTGCTATGCAACCAAATATGAGAACAAATATCTTTTAGCATATTCGCCTAGTGCTACAAAATGTAATATTGAGGCGGTCGGAGCACCCGGCTCCTGTACTTTTGATGAGGCAAAATCATACTGTGACGAATTGTCCGACTGCGCTGGAGTAACCCAGAGCCCACCGAATCAAGGTGGTGGATTTACAGTACGACAAGGAACCGCCGGACTTAAACCTTGGTCTGGACCAATCTCATGGTTAAAAACAGACTGCGCCTCTCCTTCACAGGCATCCACCGATACTACCGACTTTGGATGTGCTCCCGATTTTGCGAAAGAGTGGTGGAAACAACACTCATGCAAAACCAAACCATCCTCCTCTAAACGCCCAGGATGTGATATCAATAATATGAATACCTCCATTTTCAAAAAAGGACCCGATATGAACCCCGGCGAACCATGTCATTTAGCCGGCAAAAATATCCGCAATTCCAAAACGAACCAAGTCGCATGGGTCGATTTAACCGGTGTGAAACATATCTATCCAAATCAAAAAATGAGAGATAACCTTATCGGCTGTAATACTAAAGTAACTGTTACCTTAGATGACGATAAATATACTAATGTCCCTACAGGACCAACCATGACCCTCGATAGTATCTGTCTGAATATATCCGTTAACGAACACGATTACACCAAATTATTAAAAATGAACAAGAAGCTGCAAGTATTAGCATCTAAAATCGTAAATGAGTTAGACACCGTAATAAGTAAGGATTCTGAAATGGAGACGAATATTAGATCTAAAAAGAGTACTATACATAAATTTTTAAATAATTTAAAGAAGGAGAGAAAGAACTTTGACGAGAACAAGCACTTATTAAAAACAATGAAGCATCAAAGCGAGGAATCGCATGTTTCATACGTTTCTAATAAATATCATATGATCGCGTGGGGCTTACTACTAGTTGGAGTAGGGGGATTTACCGTTCATCAATTAAGTACCCGAAAATCATTATAAATAGTCTTTGAGGTTTATTATATATATCCATTATAT